CGAATGTAGTTCCAACGACTACAAGTAAAAATGAAAAGTCGGTCAGTGCCGCTGTATCTACTTCGTTTGACAATGCTGTGAATTTAATGGAGAATAGTATAGGGAAAGCCAATGTAAAATTCAATCGTATAGACGACCCAAATACAACCACACAAAAGGCCATTCAAACGGCACTTCAATCTCAACCCAAAACACAAACAACTCCTTCTGCCGATGAAGCCGGTAGTTCTACTCAACAATTACAATCTAGAAAATCAGGGTATTGTTATATTGGGGAAGACCGTGGATTTCGTAGTTGTACACAGGTTGGGGAAGGAGACACCTGCATGTCAGGAGATATATTCCCAACCAATGCAATATGTATCAATCCAAATTTAAGAGAATAATAACATTTTCGTTGTTTATATTTATTTTCTTTGATTTTAACAAAAAATTGAAATGAATATAAAGCTATAGGTAGTAGTTATTACAACAGCAATATGAGCACTAACGATATGTTCATCACTTCCGCCGAGTTCGTCGCATCCCGCGATATGGGATACAGCAAACCTAAAATGAATAAGGCCGGAGGCAAATCCATCTCCATTCTAAATAAATCCACGAATCGTCAACTTTATCTGGGTATGCCGTTGATGTTGACGTGGGGCGTCAACACACGTACCGATGAAGCAACGGGTCGTGTATCTTATGATATGTCCTTGCTGTTTCCAGTAGATGAATATGCTACAGAACAAACCAAAGCATCCTTGGCTTCCATTGAAGCCATGGAAGAACAGGTAAAACAGGACGCCATGTTGTATTCCAAAGAATGGTTTAATAAACCCAAGCTCACCGACGGACAAGTAGATGTACTCTTCAATCCAATGCTATACTGGGCAAAGGATAAAGACACTGGTGAACGTCGTGAAGGTTCTGCTCCGACGCTTCGTGTCAAACTGGATTGTTGGGATGACAAGTTCAATTGTGAAGTATACGATGTAAATAAACATCCAATGTATCCCTCTAAAGACGGAGAACCGACTACACCCATTGACCTCATTACCAAAGGTTGTTTGGTCGCAACCATTATTAAATGTGGAGGTGTTTATTTCGTAAATGGTAAGTTTGGTGTAACGTGGAGGTTGCATCAAGCCTTGGTGAAACCTAAACCGTCTATGAACGGAATGTGTTTTATTCCACTATCTCCAGATGAAGTAACGTTGTTGAATTCACAGCGCGTAAAAGACGATAAAGCAGATGTAGAAATTGTTGAGAGTGACGACGAGTTTCCAGCTAGTAGTAGTACTACACCGAATACAACCGATGAACTTCCCAATGAAGAGGACGTTTCAGAGGATAAAAAGAAGAAAAAGGTTGTAAAGAAGAAAGGCAATTCTGTATAAACAATACTAACCACATTCTATGACAAAATATACTAACCATTTTTTTTATGCGTGTAATCCTAATTAGTATTTGAATAATGTAACGCTTTATATCTAAACACGAATCTAGATATAAAACCTTTGATATATCCTAACCGTCCTTGTTGCGCGGTGACGGATACTTAACCATAAAATTGAATCCTTCTATTGCATTTTCGCATGGTTCAATATAAAACATGTATAACGAGACTAGCGGTAGTTTACCTGTGACGGATACACCGCCTAACGAAATTGAATGCTGTGTATGTTACTCCAAGTGTGGGGGTCGTACGACCCAATTTTATAATTGCATAAATATTGGTTATCATTATATATGCAATTATTGTTATATCGAATGGTCTAAGCATTCGCGCGCATGTCCAATGTGTCGTTCTAATCAACACGATTATGATGAATAATATTTATACCTTGACTTCATTTACAGCATTTACAGCAGACGCCTTTGCAAAATGAGGGGACATGTAACGCTGAAGATTAAAATAGGTCAATTCATCTTCCTTTTTTACATTTAACAGTTCGGTTAGTTTCTTGTCTGGTACAATCTTACGACCATTCGTTGGGTCCTGAAGATTATTCGCACGAATATACGCATTGATGACTTTGGTCACTTCCGTGCGGGCTAGTTCCGTGCCGTGAGGTTGATTCAAAAAGTTTGCAAGTTCATTACTGATGAGCGCAGGTTTTACAAATCCACTTGGCTTACGAAGTCCCTTGGACTTTTTCTTAGACTTGTTTGCAAGTTTTAGGTCACGAGCCGTCTTCTTTTCAAGCGTTTTAATTGCATTCTTAATACCGCTCAATTGTAGAGTAACCATTTGTACTTGAGATAGCAATGCATCAAACTCAGAACCCATTGGACTATCGCTTACAGCGTCCAATTCATTCGGCTTTACTTCTGGTACAACGACCGCGTCCTTCTTCTCCTTGGGTACAACCGGCACCTCCGTCTTGACCTTTTCCTTCTTATCCTTTGGAAGAGAAGGATCTACATCCTTCTTGACCTTTTCTTTCTTATCCTTTGGAAGGGAAGGATCTACATCCTTCTTCACCTTTTTAGAGGGTTCGGAGACTACTCCGACCACCGCCTCTTGAACTACTTTTTCAGGATTAGACTTCTTCTGAACACGGGACATGATATATCCTATAAATGTATTATATTTTTAAGTGATTTAACGCATAATATGTTATAAGGCATACTACGTTAGAACTTTATCCAAATTCATGCAACGGATTGGTATAACCAAGGCAATTGAACGGCTGCCTCTTCATTCACTAAGGTTAATGCACACAAGACAAAATTTGTACCTAGACATCTCATTTGCTCATCGTTTGAACTCGTGACTAAACATCGTATAATGTCTAATGACATTTCCATGAGATGAACCCATGATAAATGACTAATGGTATTCACGCGGATGCCAACGAATGGATTGCGGTTAGGACATATCAAACCTCTTATAGTATAGGTGAGATTTGCTCTATATACCCATATGTCTAATAATTCTCGTATAAAACGTATCAATCGTGTTCGGTTAAGACCCCATAACCATTGATATTCGCTGTAATTTCCAAGACGATTTATATCTTGAAATACAGAGAATACATTCTGTTCAAGTGTTTTGTAATCATCTACGATCCCTTCTTCTACTAGATATAATTGTGTTTCTTTAAAAAAAAACTTGGATAACCGATGTATTTTTAATACATTCGTATAGAGAGATTGTGGAAGAATTTCTCTCGTATATGGATTTTTATGTGGTCCATTTCCATTGCTCATCAAGGTATATAAAGATACGATATCAAACCCGTAAATATTACCATCCTTGTCATTGTAACTAATAAATTGTTCAGTAGATATATCCTTTAGGTCATTCAAAGAACAAAAATCGGTTACATTTATACATTTGGAGCGATGTATAAATCCAGGACCCTTTGCTTCAATGTATTTTTTTAATAGTATGTTTTTACAAAAAGATTGTATAATAGTTGCATGATGTTTGGTATTGAGATAATGATATAGTCGGTCTTTTAAAATGGACTTATTTCCGGTTACATGTAAATGATATAATCTACACAAATGTTTTAATTGTATCAACGTATATTTCACCTCATATACTAGATGTGGTTGACTTGGTATTAAATCGGGTAATTGGTCTGTACATATATTGGATATCATTCTATTATACTATAACATATTATATATATATTGTAATTATAAATATTGTAATTATATAAATATAAATCCGTGATTATAAAGCAAGGAACGAACGAGTGTATTATTATAATTGGATTTAGATATTGTTTTATACGTCAACCTTGTAGGATTGATATTAAACATATCCATGGTATGTTGAAACGAGTGGATATCACGTATATAGTCTTGTTGTAAGAGCCACTCCATAAAGGATTTGTTATTCTTGTTCATCTTATACGTTTCAAATAAAAGGAAAACCTCCGATAAATCTATACGTGGTTCAATGGATAGGTTATAATCTGTACTTGTAAGCACACATACACTACGAAACTCAAATAAACTCATATCCAAATCTTTTAATATATTTGATAATTCATATTCTACGACGGAATAATATAATAAACTGAAATATCTCAATACACGAGGACAACCATATAGAAACATATCCATATCTTCACTCAAACAGGCATACGCCTGATTGGTTATAACCATATGCGCACAAACTGGGTCGGACTCTCCTTCACATTGATAATAGGATATACCCATATGTTGCAATAATTTTTTTACTTCTTGTTTATCCTCCCTTGTCAATTTTACACATTTACGTTTTAATTCATGGATACGAGATAATGTATCGGGTTCAATCGGTTCATTCTTCAATTGGTCGGTTAGACGGTGGATCATACGTTCTATGTCTTGTTTTGTGTTTCGTCGTAGTTTTAATGCATCCTTCTTTTCATATGGAGGTATTCCATCAAAAATGAATATTGGAATAACCTTGTGATGACGTAATATAGATACCATGTGGTATATTCCACTGATCAATCCACCATCCCCTTTAAATCTATACATGTATATACTTGCATCCACGACAATCGTCTTACCGCATAAGGATTGTATGGAAATAGAATGTATGCAATTCGGACATCGTTGTTTTAAAATCTGATTTAATCCTTTAATACCCATGTTTAAGTGATCGGTTGTATAAGATAATGATGTCAATTTTCTATATATTATTTCTATATTGTTTTGATAATCGTATGACACATTCCAACATCGTTCCAAGGCATATTCGTATGACAATGTTGTATAAATGAATGATAACTCTCATCGTATAACGCATTCATTAATAAACTTTCAAATGTGGCGACACTATATACATCATTGTTAAATTCTAACCAATTTGGATTATTTGTATTACACCAGACTAATAGTTTCAGCGGTTTGTGCATTAATACGCTTGTAAGAATATAATATGCGAATATATGAGTATTCTCTTTATAGTGTAGTCTTGCAACCGGGGATTGAAGATGAATGACATCATGATACGATAGTTTCATATATTTTAATATACGCGAAGCTTGTAGGATAGAGAATATGCTTTCAACGTTTAAATAGAATGTAGTTAGACGAATAAATGCTTTAAAGTCTTTGCTATTTAAAATGGCCTTGTAACATACATTTATAATACGCGCCCATGTCTCAACATACGTTTCACTTACTCTTACTTTACAGGGTATAGAGATTCGTTCCGATAATGCTTGCGATAACCGTAGTTCATTCTTATCGGAAGGTTCAAACCCATAGGCATGTAAGCATTCATGAATAAATACTTTAAACCATTCTTCACTTCTATATATTACCATAGTATTATGGATCGCACATGCATAGGTATAGGCAGTGTTTGCATGGGAGGCATGAAGTATAGTAGTATCATCGGTTGGAAACATTTTCTTATGTTCTGTAAAATAAATATAAATGTTTAAGGTTCTTGTACATTCATATTTAGAATATTTGTGACATACATATAACCATGAATACATTAAACGAATCCTCTCATCCATGTCCGTCTTGGCGATAGGGTTTAATACGCCCACATGTATTCGGATTGTACGACCTAAAAAAACACACGTATATATGGTTTGACTATGCATAGATGTATGAATTACATTTATAATTTCATCTGGTATAAATTTACCTTTACTTGGATAGGTCATATCTTTATGTATGGTTTTTACTTTGCATTTATGCATACTACGTGTTGCATATTCTATACCTTCTAATAGATCACGATATATGCGTAACAATAAATGTTCTTCCTTCATACCAATCGTTAGTTTAGGTTTATATGGGATCAACTCTGGTATCCATGAAATGACTTTCTCATACTCTTTGGAATAATACATATAGTATATTCATTTATCTTAATTCTTTTCTTATTTCCATTAATTCTTCATATGGGTTAGGTTCGGATGCTTTTACGAATTGATTAAGCAGCGCGTTTTTTGTAGCCAACAAGGTTTGTTTTAGTTCTGGATTTTGATTGAATTTTGCCAATAACGCTTTTTTTAAAATAACCTTATGACGTCCACTGTAAAAATTGGGGTCTATTTTGATTTCAGTTGGACGTAAACGTTCTCCTTTATGCTTACCTAATTTGCTACCAGCCTCTTTCGCTAAAAAAGGGTCTTTTGCCATGTCTTCCTTGGGGTTCGCATCCAATGCAAATTTTAAATAAAAATGTGGATTGTTTTCTTTAAATTTAGAGGCTTGATAATAATGTTCAATGGAATTCCATCGGTGATCATCTAATTCAAAGGGAGATATCCAACTGTTGTCCAATTTTCGTCGCCAGTGTGGAATGGTTTTTAATTCAATGAAATCTAAGGATGCCTCGTTGTCTAATTTTTCTCCTACCCCTTTACCAGGGGCTGGTTTGTCTGCAGATTTATGATAAAATTGGAATACCGCAGTATCCATGATACTTGTATCCGGAGAGGGAATTCTTTTCTTCATTGTATTCATAAATTCTTTGAATTCGGGTATGATATAAAAGGGACCTGCTAAACGTTCCATGCATTTCTCCATGATCTTGACTTTAACCTCATACGATAATTCTTTAAATGTTAATGCACCTCTATTTTTATAAGTAATGACCCTATAATGAGAACCACTGTATTCTAATAAAATATAATGTTCTGGATTAAATACACCCGCCTTTTGTAAAATAGGATCATTTAATTGCCCACACAAAATGACATTGTCCATGTCTTTGGAAGTATATTGGTCTGAACTAAATAAAATAAACTTTATATTCAGGGCACGTTCCAACGTTGAAATCGCCCACGTATCCCCCCAAAATTCACACGTTTTAATTTTAGAAATAAATGCATCCAAACTATTTACACCCGCCATAAATTGATATTCTTTGGACATTTCCGTTTCATTTGCGTACGCTTTTTTTGCCGTCGTATGCGATATATTCAATCCTTCCGCTTGTTTGGTTAAAGACAATAATATCTCTCTATCTTTTGTAGCCTTGATGCGACGAGTTATTTCTTTGTATTCTTTTGCGTATTGCTTAATCTCTTTTAAACTTGCATGTAAGTTGCTTTGTATCGTACGATACAAAAAAAGGTAATTTTGAAATACTTCTTCCGTACATTCTTTTGCTAAAATATCCCTCAATTCGTTAACGGTTACCATAGTACCGATTGTCTTTAATCCATCTCGTATAGAAGCAAATAAACATTCCCCTCCGCCTTCATTTTCAACGATACTATAATTGTTATTATGCATAAATCGTTCAATCCAATTCTTAGCGGATATTTTCTTATATGCCTTTGTTTCTTTTAAAGATTGTTCCATCTCGTCTTGCAAAGAAATAGGGATAGGTTCTATCGTTGTCTCTGGTATATTTTCTACCGTTGAAGTGTTAGGACTAGACAATGGTTTTAACGAAGTCATTGCATTTAAATAATCCGATGTAACAAAGGAATACAAACGTAACGGGTTCATGTTATCCACATCCATATCTCCGTCTTCATCTAACATTTCGTATTGTTTTTCCATCTCTATTTCATATAATCCTATTTGAGCATATACTTTATCTCGTACTATACAATATACGAGATAATATATGACATTCTTTTTAGACGGATCAGATTGGTCTATATAAGTATATTTGGGTTTACCCAATGCAATCACCATAGTTCTATCTAAAACATGCGTTTGATATAATTGGGCTTCAAATTCAATGTCATCTACATCTAAAGTATTTGTTTCTGGATATTGTATAGTTGAATCTAGATTGGATATAATCATCAATTATACTATAGTTGTATAAATTATTAATTCTATTTACACGCCATTTACACTATCTACCATATCCATATGTTGAAATATACTCTTTGCCGATAAAGATACGTATTCTTTTGGTTGAAATGAAGCGATACGTTGTAGATTCTTTCGTAATTCAGACCATTCGTCCGATACATGTATATAGGTTTGTCCGGTGAGATATAATATACTTTCTAATTCAGATAATTCATCTACGATCTCGGTCTGATTTTGTATACATATTCGTTTCAATAGTTCGTTTTGAATGAAAAGAAGAATCGTATTGATTTCAACGACCTTTACAATACCATAAGGTATAAGATGAACGAGAAATGCGCCTCTCGTTCTGCGTTTTAAATTGTCCTTGTTATTTTTACAAAATAGTTCATATTCGTTGGTTGAATTATGATACTGTATTTGTAGTATAGACTCTTTGAAGCATGCAACACGATCCGTGATTGTATCCTGTAAAAAAGCATAGGTATGGTATACTTTTGAAAATATCAATGCATATAATTTTGAATATACCATTACACTGCTTAAAATATCAAACATTATATTATTTAATTTATCTAAATCCTCTAAATTATAGTGTTCCTTTTGTATAACATCTAACTCATGTATAAGTTTAGGATATAAGTGGTCATACGTGGTATCCGTACACATGTTTAATAATTTTCGTATAGTATCAATGGATACGTCTATACCATTACGCGTCGTCGTTGGAGTCGTTTTAAACGATGTATGAATACGTTGAAGGTCTTTTGATTTATTTACAACATGCCTATGTGGAGGACTACATACTTCATTATAAATCTCTTGTATCATGGTTAGTACGGATGCGTTGATTGGAAATCGTATACACGTTTTCTCAATGGCTTGAATGTCTTGTATGGTATATCGTTCTAGAGTGGACTCTAACATATTCCATATATATGGAATGATTTTCTAAATCCTTTATATCATGAGAACAATCAACTTAAATAAATTATACTAGTTTATACTATTATGGATGACTGTAATACGGTGGATTCGTACGAGGAATGGGACCAATTTGATTTACAACCATATGTATTGCGAGGTATATATGCATATGGATTTGAAAAACCTAGTCTCATTCAACAAAAAACAATACGACCTATATTAGAAGGTAAAGATGTTATCGTACAAGCGCAATCGGGTACAGGTAAAACGGGTTGTTTTACCATTAGTACGCTATCGTTGATAGACACAAGCGAACCCTCTATACAAGCTATACTTTTATCCCCTACCCGTGAATTGGCGATGCAAACCAAGGATGTATTAAATGCCTTGGGGAAATTTTTACCTAAATTTAAGTCGGTGTTGGCGGTCGGAGGTACCTCGTTGAATGAGTGTATCCAAGAGATACACATGAAACACCCGCAAGTCGTTGTAGGTTGTTCTGGACGTATATATGATTTACTCCGAAGAAACGTCATTGTACCGGATAATATAAAATTAATCATTATAGATGAAGCGGATGAAATGATGTCAGACGGGTTCAAAGAACAGATGTATAATATTTTTCAATATATGTCAACGAACGTACAAGTTGGTTTGTTTAGTGCAACTTTACCCGATGAAATTGTTACACTCTTTGATACATTTATGAGAAATCCAGTTAAGATTTTAGTAAAATCGGAACAATTGACCTTGGATGGAATCTCTCAATATTATATAAATCTTGAACAAGACAATGACAAATATGAATGTTTAAAAGATATTTATAGTACATTTACCGTATCTCAATGTATCATTTACTGTAATAGCGTTCAACGCGTCCAACAATTATACGATACCATGTTGGCAGATCATTTTCCAGTTACGGTGATACATTCCAATATGGATAAACTGACCCGTACTGAAAATTATAAACATTTTAGAAGCGGGAAATCAAGGGTGCTTATATCATCGAATGTCACTGCTCGCGGAATAGACATACAACAAGTCAGTACAGTTATTAATTTTGATATCCCATCCTCGGTAGAAACTTATTTACATCGTATTGGTCGTAGCGGACGTTGGGGTAGGAAAGGGTTAAGCATTAATTTTGTTACCCCCCGTGATACAAGATATATTCAGCAAATTGAGAGACATTATTCCATACATATTCAAGAGATGCCAACCAATTGGGACGATGCTTTGAAAGAATAACGTATTATACTTTGTATTTTATCTTATGAATGTACAATGGACGAAACAAAACACACATACGACCCAATGAACTTTGCTGGATTTCGTATTCCATTGGCCTATCAGTCAGATAAATATACGATTAAACCCGAAGTATCCAAGGATTTAGAACTCAACGATGGTCCTCATCCTTTGTATGACTCCTTATTGAACGCCGACGATGATTTTAAAAAACTAATCATTCCACAATTATCCAAATGGTATACTACGGATACTATCTTTTTGAAGGATACGCAACATATTTTAAAAGGTCCTTTGCCCATACAACCTAGTTATCATAAGATAATGAATATTTATAAAACGATTGAACCCAACGATACCTTTTTACAACAATATCATTACATTGAATGGAAACCATTTCACTCTCTCAATGCAAATAAAAATGTAATGCAATGTATGAGTGTTTATAACATTTGTTCTCCTATCCTTTCACTTGCATTGCCGATATTTATGTTGATTATTCCATTATTTATTATAAGATTACATGGGATACAACTATCGTTCCATAGTTATATTCAACATCTTTTGGTCGTTTTGAAACATCACAGTATAGGACAAATTTTTTTTATACATCAAGCCACTTTAGATAAACAAATATTCATAATGATATCCTTTATATTTTATTTCATTCAAGTTTATTTAAACGTTCAATCTTGTGTAAAATTTATAAAAAACATGACCCATATACACGATTATATATTTGCAGTGCAAGATTACCTGACCGCTACATTGTCTTCTATAGACTCTATACAAGCGTGGAACGTATATCCTTCGTATAAACCATTTTTAGAACATTGTAAGACAAAAGGAGTACTCATGCATACGATATGTAAAGAATTACAACAAGTCACTCCGTTTCAATATACAGGTTCAAAATTATTGCAGTTAGGTAAAATTATGCGTATATATTATTTATGTAACACCGACCGTGTATGGAAAGAGACCATTCAATATAGTATCTATTTTAATTCTTATATACATTCGTTGTCTTGCATTAAGGATAAACTACAATCTCAATCTTTACATTTTTGTAAATATAGTAAAAAGAAAACATATTTCAAGGGCACTTATTATCCACATATCGAGAAAGACCTCGTCGTACACAATGATGTTTGTTTATCCACCAATATTCTCATTACAGGTCCAAATGCCGCCGGTAAAACAACCTTATTAAAAACGATTATGCTGAATACTATATTATGTCAACAATTCGGTTGTGGTTATTTTAATAAAGCATGCATACACCCCTATCATGTTCTAAGTAGTTATATCAATATACCAGATACCTCGGAAAGAGAAAGTCTCTTTCAAGCAGAAGCAGTGCGATGCAAAACTATATTGGATGACATTCTTCGTAGTAAAGAGAGACGTCATCTTTGTATTTTTGATGAATTGTTTTCAGGTACAAACCCATATGAAGCTACAAGCGCTGCAAAGGCTTACCTAAAATATATTCATAAACAAAACAATGTACGTTTTTTATTGACCACCCATTTTGTAGACATGTGCAAACAGTTGGAGGATGAATGCGATATGTGCAATATGCAAATGCAAGTAGAGAAAGATATTCATCATTCCTTTATATATACGTATCGTATCCTAAAAGGTATATCTAGTGTAAAAGGGGGGATTAAAGTGTTGAACGATTTGAATTATCCAAAAGAAATTATAGAAGATTGTTTATCTGAAATTAACCGTCATACACTATAATTCGTTAGATAAGAGTAATAATAGTATGACACATCATTAATGATGGATAACCTACTATTAGGTATATGTATTTTATTGTTGGGCGTAATGTTTTATTATTTTAATAGTCGTTTATCTATACTTGAATCTACAATGGTAAAACAAAATCACGTGTTATCGGATTTTATCACCAATGTTAAGAGTAATACAAGTATACAAGAGACCGTCCAAGAGAATACGAGTAACTATGGGGCAACCCGTGAAGCAATGCATGTTGCAAAGGAACAACACGAGAATGCTTCAGATATGGAGTATATTGAGGTAACGGACAGCGAGAGCGAAGATGACGATTCGGATTCTACCCCGGATGATACCCATACGGTAGAACCGATAGAGGTTAAGGTCATACGTTTAGGAGAGATAGCGGACGGTCATACTCTGGATACCTTATTTACCGAACATAAGGTAGAAGTCTTGGATGAAGAGGAAGACGACGATGGTATTACGGTGGATATACACGACGGTTCAACCATGGATTATTCTAAAATGAAAGTAAGTCAATTGAGACTTATTATCGCCGACAAGGGTATCGTTCCAAAAGGCAAAAAGAAACTAGATTTAGTCAATGCTTTACAAGAGAATAATTTATAATATTTTGAATAATATATATATGTGCGATAAATGTCAGAATGGTTCAAACAATATACATATGAATTATCCTCCTATCATGTCAGATGGTCGTAATTTTACAGCATGGCAACCCGGTTCTAAACTTAGCGCAGACATACGTCAACAATCTAATCTTAAGACCAACTGGCAATATCGTCAATATATGCAAGATAACGCAGATAAAATCATAGCCTACAATCAACTTGCATCCTGTGACAAATGTGGTGCATGTCCAATGAAGTATGGCGTACAACCCAAACAGACCACAAATACCCCGGTTATATTTTCCTCTGTGGATGTCACACAAACGCTTGGTTATCCAAATAGCGATTTAAAAAGTCAATATTTATCTAAATATCAATTAGAACGTAGATTATATACACCGGTGTTGACACAAGAACAACTTTTACGAGACGGTTATAAAAACTATAATTGATTATAATAATATAAACGGATTATGTTATGACGAAGTAGTATGATATTAAGTATAGATATTGGTATTAAAAATTTATCTATATGTCTTATGGACTCAGATGGTAGTATTCGTGATTGGGATATCCTTGACCTCACGAATACTACGGTTCATTCTTGTAACTATTGTATGAAACACAAACGTTGTACCACTCGTGCAACTTATACCCTTGCAGGTAAAATGTATTATTGTAATAGACATATTACAAAGTGTATTCCGTCTATCCCGATTGCACCTCTTGAATATTATAGTCTTTTAAAAAAACCATCTTTGATGAAAACAAAAAAACTGAACCATATGTTTGAGTTGAATGTATCGGTAGAAGAATTAACGAACCATATATATCAACATTGTGCAACCAAAGTAACCCCACCCGTTTCAGCAAATGACATGGATTTAATTAACATTGGAAAGACCTTAAGTAGAACCTTGACCGACCGTTTATCCGGCATAAACGATATACACACCGTATTGATTGAAAACCAAATTAGTACGATTGCAAGCAGAATGAAATGTGTTCAAGGCATGGTAGCCCAATATTTTATTGAAAAAGCAATTTATAACATTTTATTTATATCTAGTATAAATAAACTAAAATTGTATGACGTCCCAAAAAAAACGTATAAAGAACGTAAAACTTCGGGTATACAGGTTGTGCTTGAACTGTTAGAGAATTCCACGAATCATACATGGTTGTCTGTATTTCATAGACATAAAAAAAAGGATGATTTAGCAGACTCTTATTTACAAGCGTTATGGTTCATTCATACAAAAACATAATTGCGTTTTACTCTACTTAAAATGATATCACTCTTTGTTAATATGCAAATGGAGACAATTGTATTGAATGATACAGACATACATATACCAATTCAATCCAACCCTATTAATTTTGGAGGAGGAGTTGAACTTTTAATGAATGAAAAACGCAGACCGGATAAACATACGGAGATAATGGATATAAATATAAGTGATTTAAATGCGCTTGAAACTGAACTGAACGAACTTACAGAACCTACCGGAATCAAAACATCCACAAAGTCAGATATGTTTAACTACATGTTGAAACAACCGGCGCCTATAGATAGTAAACCTATTAGTCTTAATATTTCAGAGGTAGAGAACAAAGAACCCTCCGTCGGTCGTTCTACCGCACAGTCGCATTTTGAAACCAATTCAAACTATTCCAAATTTAATGATGTACCCATTGACCCGGATATTCAAGATGTTCCCGATAAATCACCCGAAGACATTCTTAGAGAGAAATTTACATTCTTAAATAAATTAGAAAATTTAGAACGCAAAGGGGTTCGTCTCACCAAAAAGTACAGCATGGATTCCAAATTGGACGAAATGAAAGGTGAATATGAATCCATTATAGCGGAAAAAGAAAAGTCAAATAGTATTAAATTTCAGGGCAAAATGTTAATGGCCGCCATTACGGGTATAGAATTTTTAAACAATCGTATAGACCCATTTGACATTAAACTAGATGGATGGAGCGAACAAATCAATGAAAACATTGAGGATTATGATGATATATTCGCAGAGTTGCATGAAAAATACAATTCTAAAGTGAAATTAGCACCTGAATTAAAATTATTGTTTCAACTGGGTGGTTCCGCCATTATGGTCCATATGACGAATACAATGTTTAAATCCGCTTTACCTGGTATGGATGATATTATGAGACAAAATCCAGAACTCATGCAACAATTTACACAGGCGGCTGTAAATTCAATGGGCGAACAGAGCCCAGGATTTGGTGGGTTCATGAATAATATCATGAAAAATGACCCTAAACCAACGGACAGTGGGCCTCCTCCTAATCCAATGAAAACTCGGACGGATAAGAGTACCCGATATGCTGTAAATCCAAATCGTCCAGACATTTCAGCATCAAGAGCACAAGATGGTTACGACATTCATGATACGTTTGAACCGGTTCATGAGACGAGTGCTCCGCGTTCTACGAAACAAGACCGCCCAAGACCTGAGATGAAAGGACCAAGTGACATTGATAACCTTTTATCTGGATTGAAACCTAAGACCTCCATGTCTAACGAACCGACCGAACCTATGGTTATACCTATGGTTATACCTGTAAAAGATGGTAGTACTGTAAGTATTCAAGACCTCAAAGAATTACAATCTGCGAATATACCATCTCGTTCAAACCGTAGGAAAAAAAGTGAAAAAACCAGTATCAGTTTAGATTTTTAAGGTAATTCTTTGAATTCAATATATATGTATACCGGGTTCAATCTATCTATAGAAAATATAGACGTGGTAGAAATGTCTGCGATTCCAGATTGAAGGAACGGTATGCATTGATACGGTTGTAATTTTAACTCATTTACGTTTATCGTAAATTTACGTTTCCCAACAAAAATATCGTAGGTTTCTTTTCCTAATAGTTCATGTATAGATAGAGTGTGATGAACGTATAAAACATTATCGTCGTCTTTGAATATACCATTCGGTAAGATTGGTTCTATATTCACTACCACCTTACACGTTTCATTTAAAAATTCTACTTGTTCATGCCACAGTGGAATATAATAGGTTTCTTCGTGAAACACTAAACTATATATGTCGTGGTTCAATAAATTATCAAGGGTGGGTTGTAACGTAACCCGATAGGTATTCCCCTCTTTATGGAATGGACTCTTACGATAATAATCTAATATAAGTTGTTGTAGTAAAGCATAGGAATCTTTATCCAATTGTAGTTTAAACTCTGTGATAAAATCCATCATATAACGCACACAGTTATCCGGTTGTAGACCCAATGTCGTGAACAGATACTCCTTCATTTCAGATACATTGGGTTGTACGTAACGGGTTGGGTCGTTTATCCATTGTAGTACACATGTATAGGCATCCTGTATTTCTATAAATGTGATTGTATCTATCCCGGTCGCCTGTTTTAATTTATCTGGATGGTATTTACGAGCTTGACAAAAATATGCACGTTTGACATCTTTCTCGGTTAAGGATTTACACCGTTTTAATTCAAGTAAATCACATGCCCGTTGTATCTCCATGAATTGTAGTTATAATATGAAATATAAATCGCTCTAAATGATAAATAGGACGATAATTATTATTGTAATAATACAAAAAACGATACGTTTGTATAAGCATCGGGGTAATTTGATGGAGTGGAACTATTTTTTGTACTATAACATTGGATAGAATATACCATATACAATCCATTACATTCAGATTGTATATTAAGATATCATACAATCGGTCTCTGATTTCGCTGTATTGAGGCGTTCGGATACAGTCTATTATTTGGTCGCAAAGGGTCGTATAAGGATGCATGATAGGATAAGGTACATGGTTACAATACTTCAAGGTTGTAATGTCACCTGTGAGCGACGTATTGCGTCGTACATTTGTATTACGGGATTTACTAGGACGCGGAATGGAAAGGACTCTACATCTATCCACAATTGTATCTGGAATAAAACTTATATGTTCCGTTAATAATATATATTTAATATCCACGTCGGTGTAGGTTAAGGTCTGCATATAACTATAAAATACTTCTAATAATTCATTATGTATGTCGTGAAAATTTTTACATACGATTATACCCGTACGACAAGGTCTTGCTTGTAATATCTCCATGATATGGAAATATATATCTCCCCATAATACTTTTGCATTACATCCTAATAATTCCATATCTACTTCAAAATGAATATCACTTATTTTCAAAGTATATGTACTGTTCCCAACGACGTTCGTAATTCTACGTTCGTATTTTAGGTGAGACGGGGAATATTGGAGTATAGATTTTAACATTTGTGTATATTTGCCACAACCCTTTGGACCGTAAAAAATCAAACTTTGTAAAGATTGAATCTCCGCGGGGAAACGATTGTATAGAAGACTTAATTTTGGATGTAATGAATTCTTTTTTTCTAATTGTATATATTCCTCAAAATGGGACATTGTATAACTCATAATAAGAATAGATCACTTTGTCTTTAATATAATCCTATAGTATGAACGATTTATTCAGAATCATAATGTTTGCAATACTCATTCTCTTCTCAAGTGGATTTTATTCATTTGCAAATTTTAAAGAAAATAAAGTAAATGGTAAAATCAATATACTATCTCAAAAATTTTTAATTATACTTGCAACGGCGATAGGGTTTGCAAGTATAGAATATTTGTTGAAGATACCCGGATTTATATTAATAAAAGATGTATTGAGTCCGGTACAAGTACAAATGGTATGGTTATTTGCGACTTCTATCAGTGTTATATTATTTCAAAGGTTATACTTGAAACAAATGATACAACCACACTCTTACATATCATTTACTCTTATATTTGCAATTTTAATAATTGAAATGTACATTCAAAGTAAATGAATATAAATCAATATTTAAACCATACAATTTATATAGTTTATACAACATGAATGTTTATTTAGAATTAGACGACATTCAAACCAGATATATCCAGATATCTAATCCTGTAAAAAATACAATACTAGATAATAGTATGTTTATGAGATTATCCTATAGTAATGATGTATGTAGTATGAACTGTATACATATTCATTTAAATTTGAATACAACGAGAATATTCAAATATTTTAACAGATATACCTATGAATTTAAACAAGAGGATAACAAGAATAGTATTGAAACACTATCCAATCTAGAACATTCTATATTAGACTCTTTAAACATAGATAATTTACAAAAAAACATACGAATCCATCAACAGTTTATTCACAATAAATTACACCTACAATCTTCCTGCATGTATTCAAAAACTCCATTACTTATTTTAAAGATATCAGGCGTCTGGTTAACGTCAACCCATTATGGATTGACGTATAAATTTATACATGGATTACCCATCCGTTGAAAAATATTTTAAAATAATATTCATGATAAGTATAACCATGCTATTCGTTATGGTCAATAAATAATTAACCGATAACAGTCTACGGTTATAACTGTCCATAACTATGTTTTCAGAAGATGTTTTTGCTTTCATGGAATTCTGCATATAATCGTAGGCTATCCATAATTGTATGAGTATTAGAAAGAAAGATACATTACTATACGTTGAATATTCGGTTGCTACGTCTCCTTGATTAATATTTTTGAAATACTGGGCGTTTAAAACGATTAACCAGGTCAATAACCCAATCAATAATAAAGATGGTACGGATTGAGTAAATAAACTTTTTACAAAAGAGACTGAGTTCGTCTTCAACGTATCCATTTTGCTTATGATTGCAAAGGATGAAAACATAATTCCTAAGGTGGCCATCATAATCATGCCATAACTCCATATAGAGGCAGAGGCTGGTCCAACGTTTATGTTGGACGAGGTAGGTTGTATCAGTTTTATTATAACTCCTGTGAATGCCATAAATAGGATTAATGAAGTCGTGTAGGATGCCATATGATTTCTATGATATATTGTGATTATATTATTGCGATGATTAATATAATATATTATTCGTATAATATATTATCATGTTTAATAATGTAAACATTTCACATCCGTTGATACCTAGAGAACAAAATTATTTGCTTTCTCGTAAGTTTGTTACTATACATTCAGAAGACAGAGATATTATTAAATACCCAGACGCTAACTCCTTTGATATCAAACTTCCGCAAATCATGGAAAACGTACAATCTATGCGTCTTGTATTTTATTCCTTTCCAGATATATATTATACGTTTAGTTCAGAGTATCAAAATACCAAATTATCCTTTGTAATGAAGGATGCAACGGTTTCCTTTGATCCGATGGATTGTAATGATATTCACACCATTGAAATTCAACCCGGTAAATATAACATTACACAATTAACATATGAAATTCAAACCAAAATGAATGAACGTATTACTGAAACCTTAGGAGAACCTTACACTGAAATGAAAGTAACCTACGATGTCGTTGGACAACGCATAATGTTTGGAAACGCACAAGATCCCTTTATATTATTATTGAATCGTAAAGAATGTTATAAAGATGTATGCAAACAACCGAATATGTGGGAATTACCCATTAAATGGGGATTGGGTTATTATCTTGGATTTGAACGAGCGACTTATATATACACATCTATAGAAAAGTGTATTTCTTTTCATTATTTAGAAAACAATCATGTATGGTTGATGAATACGAATGGAAACGTCCATTTAACGATTGCTCCGTTTGCACCCGAGATTGAAGGAGAGTCTGTATTTTACATGGAAATAGAAAAATATAACTCAATGGATGAACTTAAAGTGTGTCCTCTTAATACAAACGGTAACGAACACAATACTTATGCAGGGTATGTTAATTCCGCCTTTGCTAAAATAAACGTCAACGAATATAACTCGTCGTACGATATAACCAATTTACAATTACAAAACTTTACCTATTTTGATGTTCCGGAAGAAAAAATATCTAAGCTTCATTTTAAATTTAGATACCACGACGGTAGACTTGTAAACTTTGCGCGATTGCCGTTTAATTTTACATTGGAATTCAATTGTTTAAAAAATGAGATTGGGAAATCCTATAAAGTTCGTGTGCCGGGGTTCTAATATGAACTATGTGTTTAACCTCTGTTTGCGTTCGCGTTTTCGCCTACGCATTCTCTTCTTCTTCCATTTTTCTCTCATTCTATCCATATAAAATACTTATTCTTTATATGGATATAAAAAATAATAATCTAATCTTCATATTCGGTTTGATACGAGATGTATCGGTTCATTCATAATAAGGCGAGCATAAATAATGGTGGCGTTGAAAGGATGGATATTTAATAATATATCTGTCTTCTAAATGTGAGATTGAAATATTTACCTGTATCACGATACACGTTTTTTTTCATATAGGATTTATCAAGAATATATAAATAAAAGTCCGTTGATGCAATGCCATAGTATACATTCAATCTCCCCAAATATATTAAAGTTAAATTTCGATCTACCTCCAACATTCTTCGGTGATATTGAATTTGATTGACTACGGATTGGTGTTTACGAGTTACAATCGGGTCGCCGTACGAGAGGATTTCATCCATAATCTCTTGGGGAAGGATGATAACCATGGTTCTGTTATGTTAGAGTTGTAGCACGATAAGCATTTCATTTTTTTTAGAAATTGAATTATATACACGGTAACCTAGTCTTAAGTATATGTCCACAATTCTAAATCGCCAAGAAAAAAAAAGTTTATCTAGGAGTGTTCAACCTATAATGAACGAATAACTATGTATCGGCGAACGATTTATTTTTTTTACATCTTTTGTGGTAAGAGGATAGTTAGTTTTACCAATATAATTTATAACCCACACGAGACAATTGTATTCCCCCATCCATAGTATCTAGTAGTCTTTTTTGTGCATTTGCCTTATTCAGGGTCGTTCCATTTGAATGGATTACACCCGTTTCTTTATTCATAACTTTATATAAATCTTGATTTCTTATTTTTCTTATTACGATTGGCATATATTTATAGGATATTTTTTTCATAAAAGGTTCAAATCAAAGCATGAATTGAAGTGCCATAGGTTTGAATGTCAAATAAAGGACGTTGGATGGTATCGTTCGTTGCATGTTTTAAGGGCGCAGACCAATGGGTTGAAGTGATACCCTTTAAAAATGCATTCTTGCGTTTGATTTGATTGTCTTTTGTATTATCTTTATGATCCTTTGGCATGTATGAAACGTATTGTACGATTCTCTCTTCCGTGTTTCCAATGTCACCGCAATGGTTTTGATGGAACAATCTAGAATCCCATATTACCAACGACCCTTTTTTTACAGAAAGACTGGTTTGAACGAGAGGTTTACAATACTCTTCAAGGATGATATTAAAGTTGCGGATGCCTTTTAAATTATATTGTTTTACGTACGCCTCATACATGATATGTGTGTTATCGCATACTTTCATTGTTTTATGTACATTGTCTGTCAATGCAACCAATCCTTGATAACAACGAAAGGAAGTATCGTTTGGGGATTGGTCGGTATGCATCCAGTAGTCTTCATAATGATCGGTGGGGGACATGTAGCACATACCATCAAAGGATACGATCAAGTCCTTTGTATTCCAAATGTCTTGAAAGATATCTATTACATTCGGACGCGTACGAATGTACCATGCGTGTTCTTGATGTCCGGCGTTGTGGGTTTTGATAATCCCATGGTTACCTACGGGTATAGTGTTCGTTTCTTTCCATGTACGAAACAATTGCGTTGCATGATTGACTTCTTCGGTTGACAATACGTCATCTATGACCACATATCCATGTGTCTTTAAATCGTCCATACCATTGGTTATGAACGAATATTTATATCCTTTTTACATAGAGGTGACGATAGGTTCAAACAAGACCATTTCTAAGCGTTTATAATTTAAAATCTGTATGCTACCATGATTCAAAATATCACATATACAAATGTGCATTTCTTGAAAAGTATCCATCATAAACAAGGTTCTAAATAAATCCTTATAACTGGGTTCTTTCCCTAAAAACAATAACATGTGACTGACTATACTATTGTCTTGTTTCATACGGTCATATATCTTTGTAAAATATGAAACCGTTTTATCGTACAATGCATCTATTTTAGTTGCAACCTCTTCATCGTTCCATTTCATCAATTGGAATGCTTGTAACAATTGAATACGGTACAAATCGTCGTTGTCTATTTGCTTATACGTACAAAGAAAGGTTGTGTCGTAGAGTTTATTCATTATCCTTTATTACAACCGTTTATTTAAACAATAAATTTTAATTATTATTGAATTGGTCGCGCGTGAGTTGTCTTACCGGAATACCTCCTCGTATCCATCCATCGGCCGCGATGCCTTCAATTAGATTCGCAGGATTGTTAATGGTGGCTTGTAAAGACGGTATCAATGGTGTATAATTAGAATGTGTTAATTCCGAACTTGGGTTCACGCTCTTTCTATTATTTGCAAGTTCGCCTTGTTGTAACTGTGATTCCGTCATGGCATCGTTCACACCGCGTCCAAGATAAGGTACCGTTATAAATGAACGTTGTAACAAACTTATTTTACATTTGTTACGGGACAAATCGCTAAGGGTTAACGTTGAATTCTCATCAATATTACAACCGCCTATACCAACCGTGTGACTACCTGTAAAATTAATGGCGGGTTGAGCGGTTGCAAAGTCAATGGCATTGGTCATTGGACATTGTGGTTTATAATTCATTAACTGATAGTTTGCTGCTGCTACATCTTGAATATTTTGCTGACTAAGGTCATCCATGGAATCCCCTATACGCGTGGTTGTGTTAAAAGTATTATACATGTATATATATTATATTTTAATTCTTAATATTATTCAATTAGGACATTACTTATCATGTACTCAATGAGAACCCTACCGGGTTGCTACCCGAACTACATCCACAACCGCCGCCACGTTGTCGCGACTTGCGCTTGGATTTGCCTTTGGATTTGCCTTTGGATTTGCGCTTAGATTTGCCTTTGGATTTGCGCTTAGATTTGCGCTTAGATTTGCCTTTGGACATGGATTGATTTAAGACAAATTGTACCATATCTTCGGTAGAACGGTCTCCGTCGTATTGGGTCATGTAGTCTCCACTAATATAATATATCGTAGGGACTCCTTTACCTTGAACGTCTTGTCCGCTTTTATGGCGGACAAGGGTAGATGTATCAATATTAGCATCTACTATATATATGTCCGTGCCTGAGAGAGAAGGATGTTGATTTAATCCATTCCAGGACTCTTCCATTGCAATACAATGATGACACGTGGGCGAATAATACCTCAACAATACATCTTGTGTATCGAGAATACTATTCATTTCTTCAACATCTTCTGAATTCATCCGAACGAACATATATAATATATTAATATTATATATCATAGGATGATTGAACCCTTTAAACTATTCCTAGCAATAATTATAATGTTATTAGGTTTATATTATTATACCGTAGCGGGATATGAAAACTATACGAACCTTGGTTCAACGCGTTGCCCTGACCTATTGATTCAAAAAGGAACCCAATTTTACTTGTATAATTCAAAATTAGCAAATGTACCTGGAGTGAATCCTGTAACCTTTGAAAACTTGGAGGAATATACTGAATTTATAGAATGGCAACGTAGTCAGGGCATACGATGTCCTGTCTTATACGTACAAGAATCTTACGATGCCCAAGGAAATAAGGTATATAAGTCACACGCCTCTCCTACCAACATTCAAGGTGGATTAACAAATTACCCAATCGGGACAGCTCCCCTCACAAAATTAGTGGATGCTTCCCGTTCTAGTTCAGATAGTGTGTATAATAAAAATAGTTACCCAGGGTTTGACGGACAAGACCAAACCATAGGTACGAATACACCTTTAGACTTAATGTATCATAATACTTCCTCCGTTAGTCCAAACCCAATGGACGCAACATGGGGTGGTCAGTCCTATACAAAAAAAATAGTAGATTCAGGTTATTATGCACAGGATTATGTCACTAAACCTACTACCGGGACGAGTTAACAAGAACAACTCGTTTCCTTTTACTAATTTCAGCTTACAACAATTCATCCTTAAAAGCATCGTTTCATTTGAGTTCATCCATTTCCTAGAATGGATTCTTTCAAACAATTCATTTCAGTTCCACTGTTACTGACGGATGTTATGACATCAAAACGGAGTTTTAATAGTTTAAATGTGTAAAATACAAAATTTATTTTATGTGTTATAATAATGGATACAATAATAAAACGTTATTTATTATTTTTAATAGGATGTATTGGAACTAGGTCCTTGCTTGTGTACATTGCTAAAAATATTGGTATCAAATGGTTAAGATATATGGGATATTTAACACTACTTCCCGGAATTGGATTCACTTACATCTTTTTAACCGGTTCAAGACAAACAGGACCCGAGGTTTTCGGTGATAAAATTTGGTGGAACAATTTGAGACCAATTCACGCTTTGTTATATTTTTTATTTTCCTATAATGCCATAATAGGTAACAACCAGGCTTGGATATATTTATTAATTGACGTTATATTTGGACTAACCGGTTTTCTTGTATTTCATTTGTTTTTACCCCTTTTTCATTCAAAACGCCCACTTTGAATAAGAAAATGATAAAAATATGTAATAATTTAACTGTACATTTTTGTATAAAAATTAAATGCGGTTAAATCTTCAACTTCATTAATATTATATGCATGAAAGGATTCTTCAATATTAACTCTTATATCTAGTCGTTGTCTTGTTTTGATATATTTAAATTCAGGAAATGTTTTACATTTATAATGATTCAGTTGAATAATATTAAAATCAATACTATGGTCCATTAATAATAGTGTTATTGGTTGATTTTGTGTAACCACTTGAAAATACAACATTGGGACATGAATTATTTACAATATTTTTTGTATTTATCAAGCATTGTCATATAAATAAATATATTTAAACCCTAAGGCTAAGTGATATTTTACAAATTATTCAATATAATAGTGTTCTTTTTTTTGCTAAACAAACAATTGTGGGGTTCATACATATTTTATACATATTATAATTTACATCTTTTAAATTTCTTCCTAAATTTAGTTACAAATTATTCTTATTCAAAGTGGGCGTTTTGAATGAGAAAAGGTAAAAGAATCAAAAGTTTCCTTCGTTAAAATGCGAATATTATTGAAGCAAACTCAATCAGTGTTTGCAAAGCAACCATAACGCCTCTTCATAAACGAGGGTAGTTATGAGTTTGATAACAAGAGGTTATATGACCCCTTCATAATCTACGGGTGCTGCATTTTGTAAGTCATCCAGTACGGGTTTAAACGTAAAGTTTTGATTCCCCGTTTGTACAATGGGAGCCATATTCGCAACTACTTCTTCTTCTAACGTTTTTGGATAATCGTTGTATTGGTCAAGCATTTGCATTTTAATTTCTTCTGCTTTATTTTCCTGGTAAATGTAAGCATTTCCAGATGCGACCGAGGCACGCTGAAGTAAGGTATATCCTGCTAATAACGCAAGAACGCCTGCCAAGATACCTGCTGCTGGAAACATTAGAAGCGCAAGCACATACACTATAATTTGACCGATGGACGTATCTATCCAAGAGGCAACGGGTTTAGGCAATGCAATGTCAAATAAAATATAGATAATACAGATTATACTAATTATAACTGAATGTTTGGATTCATACGTTTGTATAGACTTTAATAACTTCATATATTATGTAATAACATTTTTTTAATATAAAAATTGATTTGATCCACAATTTATAAGCATGGCGTTAAAATGTCTGTTTCAGATCTACCCTCTAAATATTTGGGCAAGATGGGATATACCATATACAAAGATGGATTAACTTCCAAAGAGTGTAAACTTATAAAGGACCATTTAACCGTTTCCCCTTATATTCCAAAGTCACCCGTTCAACCTGAAAAATACAGAATCTATTTAGAAAGTCAAAGTAAATATTATCTACCAAGATACTTTGGGATTCAACATTTTGGAGAACCCGACGCCTATTGTATTCCCAAAGGCGATCCCATCCAATTGGAGTTTGTAGGTAATCTTCGTACCAATCAATTACCCATAGTAGATGCATTTTTATCCAAAGTAAATGACCGAACAGGGGGTGGGGGGTTGTTAGATGTACCTTGCGGATGGGGGAAAACCGCCATGGCTTTATATATATGTAGTCAGTTACGGGTAAAGACCTTGGTGATTGTACATAAAAGTTTTCTGGTAAATCAATGGATAGAACGTATAGAAGAGTTTCTACCATCGGCACGTATTGGTAAAATACAAGGAAAAGAGATTGATGTCCAAAACAAAGACATTGTCATTGGAATGTTGCAATCGTTATCGGTTAAACATTATTCAGAAGATACGTTTGCTTCTTTTGGGTTCACCATCGTAGACGAATGTCATCATATCTCATCCGAAGTATTCAGTCAATCCTTAACACGGATTGTGACTAAATATACACTTGGACTTAGCGCAACCATGACGCGTAAAGATGGATTGACCCCTGTATTCAAAATGTTTTTAGGAGAGGTGGTATATGCAGTAAAACGAATGACGGATGATACTGTTTTAGTAAAGACGATACTGTATGATTCCAAGGACGATGCATTCAAAGAAACTATATATGACCATAGAGGTAACCCTCAATATAGTACGATGATTACAAAAATATGCGATTATAATGAAAGAAGTGAGTTTATATTACAGGTGTTACAACATGAATTAACGGATACAAAAGAACAGCAAATTATGATTCTTGCACAAAATAAAAGTATTTTAACTTACCTATACGACGCGATTGTATACCGTAACCTAGGAAGCGTTGGATATTATATGGGTGGCATGAAAGAGTCTCAATTAAAAGAGAGCGAAACCAAACAAATCGTGATTGCGACGTATGCAATGGCCTCGGAAGGGTTGGATATCAAAACCTTGACTACGCTGTTATTCGCGACGCCACGTACGGATATTACACAAGCGGTTGGACGTATATTACGCGTGAAACATAATCGTCCATTGATAGTGGATATATTAGATACCCATGATGTATTTAAACGTCAATATAAAAAAAGACTGGCTTACTATAAAAAAAATAAATATACAATACAGGTAAGTGATAATACACGATATTTTACAGATACATGGGATGACCCATCTGTAACGAAATCCGCGAAATGTATGATATCCATTTAACATTTCCAACGGTTTCCACAACTTACACAAGTCACAAATGTAGTCATGGGTTCATCTGCAGAACGCGTCTGTAGTTGATAATAACTACAATTATTGGATTTACATTTACGACATACAAACATGTCTGTATTACCATTATGAGGAGCATATAAAGTTTCATCCTTTATTTTTTTAAATTCAATCAATTGTTTCCATTTTTCAGGTAAAAACTCTTGATGTGTCATATGACTAATTTGCATTGGAGTACACTCGCCGGTTTCAATGCGTTCTCGAAACGACGTATTTTGAAGGTTTCTATAGATGGTTCTAAACCGGTCAATATAGATTTGAACAAAATACGAGTTTTCCCATTTTTTTACAATATAATTTTCACTGCATACTCGTATCGTGTAATTTAAAATACCCTTTTCAATGTTTACACTATAGACAGACGTTGTCATTAACGAAGCAATCACTTTTTGGATTTTACTACGAAATTCAGTAGGGTCCTTAATGTGTATCATGTTATATCATAATGCATGTTGCCTTTATATAGTTTCAATTTCTTCAATATTCATCGTATGCTTCTTCTTGAAGTTCTGAACCATCTCCATGGAGCGCTTCCATAAATTCAGGATATTCTTCCTCATTTAATTCTTCTTCGGGTATCGTTGGATTTTCTTCTTGTGTAGATTCGTTCTCTTCCAACTCTTCGTTTTCATACTCATCGTAATGGATGGAAAGGTTTGTATCTGGAAATGTAACCGACGCGTTGTCTTGTGAATCCTCATGGTTTGAACCATCCTCTAATAAATTCTCATAAATTTGTGTCCACGTATTCAAGGATAAATTTCCAAATGTACCATCACTTTGGACTGAAATCAATGCCATTGAACCGTAATATACTTTAGTTTCTAGAGGAGCAGGTAATTCATATTTATTGTCTTGTCCTGATTTAACGGTATCACAAGACCACACTTCTACGGTATCTACCTCCATCGTATGGATATACCATACATGCCTACGATGAAAACCAATTGCATTACGCAATCCACATTTTTTATAAATTGTATCTTGTGTAAGATGTTTAACATTTTGCTGTTTCATAATACCATTTTTATCAATGACTATTATGGTAACAGACATGACTAACAGAATATACTCTAAATGGTTTAAATAGGTTATAAATATAATTATTATGTCAAAACATATATATCCAGAGATTTCTCAAACTAAAATCAAAGATATAGTGAAACAACCTCATTTCCAGTTATTCTCCACCACATACGAAACCAAAATGTATAGTCAAGATGGTATATACACCATATCCAATGATAAGATTTATAAATTGCAACTAGAACATGAAGAGGTGAGCGTACAATCCCTACAAAATATAAAACTTGTTATCACCCAATGTACTATAAAACAAACCCCCGTATTTTCACAATTGCCTCACGATTATATCCTACAACATAGTACAATCAAAACATATAGTTCAAACCAGTATACATCATTTAGAATCGTCATGATACACGGAGAAGAGGAATACATGGATTATTATATAGAAACGAATGAACCTAACGACAATTACGTTTCATTACTCTCGTTATTAACTGAGATATAATATAATGATTGGAATTATACTATGGAATAGTATTCTTTCTATATTTTTAATTGTCATCATGCATCAATTATATGTTTATTGTATAGATACTTTGACCGTTCCAAAAACAAAGGATTTGGTATATAAACCTACAAAACGATATAACGATATCATGTCCTTACCAAAACCCAATCCCAAGGTTGAACCCTTACACGAAGATAGTATGCAAACCGAACTACGTAATTTTTTAAATCAAATAAAAACAAATACATGAATGTCTTGTATCCAAGGTTAAAGAGAATAATCTATATATATGTATTCCACCGTAAATGTCCATAGATACCTTAAATGACAGATTACCGCATGTTAATGTATCGTATGGACATGTACTAGATAAACAATACACTGCGGATATGTATCAGGTCGTTCCAAAAGGAAGTCCTTGTCTATTGTGGTATACTTATTGTAAAGGAATGAATGTGTGTTATTTATTATATCTAGCGCAAAATAATAAAAGTATACATAAGATTGAAAAGGTAATTGCTTCGTTTAATTCAGAATTATGTTATGGTCAAGGAACTTTATTAAGTGGAGTATTATTGCATTATAATAACCTACAAGTGTTTACGATTATGGATATACATGTATTTAAAGGATGGTCTATTTCAGACAAGACGTTTATAGATAAATTTAAATACATTACATGCTTGTTGGCAAATCATACACGTGCAAATAGTTATGTTACCTCACAATTGATTGTAGCAAGTGCGATAGTATTGTCTTCCTATGAAGACGCTTTGATGGTTTCAGACGGTTTACCTTATCCTATATATTGCATTACATTGATGGATGGAAAAGATACAAAGGTTAAGGGTAAATATATATATAGTAAGAACATTTCGGTACGATTTAGAATTCAACCCGATATTCAATGCGATATCTATTATTTACATACAGATACAACGGAAAATATATATGGTATTGCGTTAATACCAGATTACAAAACAAGTGTCATGATGAATGGTTTCTTTCGTAATGTAAAAGAAAATAATAATTTAGATTTAATTGAAGAAAGCGATGAAGAAAATGAAGAAATTGTGAATCCTATACCTTTGAAATTATCCATTGTAATGGAATGTATGTATGATCGTAAGTTTAAACGATGGAAACCAATACAAAAAAGTACTCTCCCACTTACAAACATACAAGAGATACAACACATAGAAAAAAATATAGCATTATAATATATGATTACTCCAATGGTATATTCTAATCCACACAATGTAAACGGTATGTATAGCGCAGGTAAGTTAACTACGAATACTTCGCCCAATTATAGTCAATATCCAAACCGATTACCATCTACAAACATGTATATAGCCGGTGCTAAAAAGAGTAAGCGTCGTAAATTCATTCGTTCACGACGATATAAACCCAAATACAATAAATCCATGCGTCGCAAAAAATACATCCATACAATAAAAAAAACGAAAAAAAAATATTTTTCAGGAGGTAATGTGAATGCGTTTAATGCACCCATTGCATTTGGATATGGCGTGGATGGTTCTGCGTTATCCAGTACAGAGTCTATGTTAGCGAATCCTATACCCTATAAACCGTATTTTGCGTGCAATAAAGTATGATTGGTTTTAAATGATTTCCAAGTCTGTGATTTTCCAATATTCGCTACCACCGTTGGGTATAGGCCTACGTAGTATGAATGGAATTTTTTTTTCTTTTAATTCCATCAAAGCGATGGTATAACTTGAAATGACATTAGGAGGTACTTGAATGAACGATTCCGCTCCTTCATCCAATTGTTTGGAACGAACGCCTAATATTTTAGTCTTTTCAAATTTAGTAAGGACAGATGTAGTATTATGAAGTGGGTCTATAACATCTCCATACTGATTACGGGTTACCACCGTCAATGCACTGATTTCTTCGTCGTTATGCATTTTGGTTTCTGGATGATATAAACTGATGTAATCTGTAATGACACTTCTATCAAATTTTTGAAGGGTTTCTTCCTCACTGTCCTCTGAGGAATCGTCGGATACATCTGGAAATCCTGCAACGGAATGATTCGTTGCAGTTAATTCTTCATCTACCAAAAGCTCATCTCCTACTTGAGAGTCAACGTCACTATCTTCCATCGTTTCATCCTCTTCCACCGTTATATCTTCTTCTTCACTTTCACTCATCTTATAATTATATTATAAGATGAGAAGTTTATATCAATTTTTTTATTTATTGGTCGTTGGTTTTCCATGTTGTATCACAATGTGCGCACATATATACATATTTTATGTTTACATGATCATACCGTAAATAAATAATATCACTTTGACTGGTTGAACCTTTACATGTTTGGTTCGGGCATTTAATTGTTTTGATATGGGGCAAGGTTGGGTCAAATTTAGTATATTCATTTACTACATGAGTATATTTTTCATCCATACGTTTGATTTGTGTGTTCAAAATACATACATTTTTAGCATCAAACTCGTTGGTTTCATGACCACAATGCCTACAATAATAAATTAAATTCGTTTGCAAGTCGTCTTTAAGTTTAAGATAATATAGATTGTCGCATTTGACACAAAAGTTCATTATAGTAGTACTATAGATGTTATTCTTAATACTCTTTCAATTTTTCTTTGTTAAGGTGTCGTAAGTTTGATGCATTTTTTGTTCAAGTGTATCATAACTGATTTTACACGTTAATTTGTATATGCATGTACATATAACCGGTTCTGAAATGGCTATAGTTTCACGTATTTTTTTTGAATTTTTATTAAGAATATTCAATTTAGTATTAAAATGAGTTATAAAGTCTTGTCTTGCAATTTGAATCAACGGATTAAACTCTTTCCAATAAGTCTCTTGGGTGATGACATCCAACATTGAAAGCGATATATTTTTATATTCAATGATACATGTATATAATTCCTTTTCCTCGTATAATTTACGTATGCCTGGTTCATGTGAGAGGGGGTCCTCGGTTAAAATACTACGTAATGTGATAAGGATACTTGAAATGGTTTGGCAGGCGGTCCAAGGTTCTCCGTTCCATGTGTTGAGTATAGAGAGACATACTTTACCATTTTTATACAAGTTTGGATGCATTCGTGTAAATCCATCGTTGGTGCAAAATGTAAATACAGGAGGAGAATGTGGATAATCGCATGAAAACTCAATTTTAAACAAATAATACCCACCTTCATACGGTGTATGTTCAGGTCCAATTATCAAGGCATACCCTTTTAGCATACTTGTATCGTCATGAATATAATGGATTCCATCAATTGGGTCGCGTTTCAATTGTTGTATATCCTTTACAATTCGTTTGGCGGTATATTTTGTTACGATAGTCATTATAAAATATATAGAATATTATGTTTATATTAAAAACTATGATTTTTATGTATTATCGTAAAAATTGAGATAAATATATAGACACACTATTATACAATAATCATGATATCCAAACAGATGTCTAACTTGGATACATTCATTAAATCGCATCCTACGAGTAAGACAAGTCCGTTTACTCATACCAGAATTGGTGACGAGACGCTGAAACTATATGGAGGGTCCTATTCCATTGATGACAAATATTATGATACCTTTTTAGACGAATATTTCAAAAAGGTATTTGTGGATGGAAAACATGAATATATGACGGAGAAACAATTGGTAGAGAATGGACCACTCCTCGTGGATATTGATATTCATTATGAACCCTCTGTTACCCAACGACTACATAATGAAGATTATATCATGGATTTAATTGCAATCTATTTAGATAAAATAAATAAATATGTAACTGCCGTCAAGGATACCGTTATAAATATATTCGTTTTGGAAAAAAAAAATGTTACCAAACTTGCAGATAAAACAAAGGACGGTATTCATATCATTTTCGGGTTACAAGTACACAAGGCGGTTCAAGTCATGATACGCGAAGACGTTGTAAAAGAAATTTCAAATGTGTGGGATGATTTGCCCATTGTAAATACTTGGGAACAGGTCGTAGATGAAGGAGTTACAAAAGGACACGTGAACTGGCAAATGTATGGTTCAAGAAAACCGGGTAAAGAAGCTTATTTGATTAGTAACCATTATACCTCTACTTATAAAGATAACGAATGGAGCAATCCAACCTTGCATACCGAGTTTGATACGCGTAAATACATCAAACAGATGTGTGCCCGTTATACGGGAAATCCAAGTACAGTTGTAAAAGAAGAGGTTATGGAATTATTTGAAAAAGCTAAATCCAATTTAATACATCGTACGATACGCAAGGTCGTGTCAAAAATAGACGTGAATGTAAAAAATATCCTACATACAGGTCAATTTTATATGATTAAAGATGAAAAAACATTGGACGCTATTTTAGAATATGTATTAGAATCCAGTAGAGCCGATTATAAACTACGAGAAACCCATGAATATACCATGGCCTTGCCTATTAGTTATTATGGTTCAGGAAGTTATGATAAATGGATACGTGTAGGTTGGGCGCTCGCAAACACGCATCCTCATTTATTCCTGTCATGGTTAAAAATGTCTTGTCAACCAGAGGGTAGGCATACCTTATCGTTTGGAGGTAAATTTGATTGGACGCGTTCGGTAGAAGACATGTATAATTTATGGACAGGATTTGATTGTGCCGGAACAGATGGATTGTCCCATCGGTCCATCATGTATTGGTGTAAGCAAGATGCTTATCCAAAATATAAAGATATTGTAAAATCAACTTTAGATTATTATATTGATAGGACGGTGTATGGTATTCCAATCGTTCCAGGATTGTCAGATGAGGTTGGAACGATTGGAAAAGAACCAGCAACGGAGGTTGATTTGGCAAATGTGTTATATAACATCTTTAAGGATAAATATGTATGTGAAAGCATTAAACATAAACGATGGTATGAATACGTAAATCATAGATGGGTTGAGATTGATTCTGGAAGTACACTTCGGATAGGTATATCCAAAGAAATGTACCAAGAATATGTGATTCGTATCATGGAAATGACGACTAAGATACAAACGATGGAACAAAATGATAGAGGTTATGAATCGGCGCGTAAAAAAACGTATAAATTAACAGAAATTGCCATGATGTTAAAGAAAACCAAAACAAAAGATAACATTATGAGGGAAGCCTGTGAAAAATTCTATGATAAATATTTCTTAAATAAATTGGATACAAACCCATATTTACTATGTTTCAACAATGGGGTCATTGATTTCAAAGAAAATCGGTTTCGTCGTGGACAACCTGACGATTATATTTCATATTGTACCAATATAGATTATATTACCACGAAAGAAACCGACCCAAGCATTGTATCTAGAATTCATACGTTTATGGAAGAACTATTTCCAAACCATGAACTCAAATGTTACATGTGGGAGCATCTTGCCTCTACATTGATTGGAACGTTGGACAATCAAACCTTTAACATATATACAGGGTCAGGACGAAACGGTAAATCGTGTCTTGTGGATTTAATGTCCAAAGTATTAGGCGATTATAAAGGAACGGTTCCACATACATTGATTACTCAAAAACGTACAAGCATTGGAAGTACATCCTCGGAAGTAGTTGCGCTAAGAGGAAAACGATACGCGGTCATGCAAGAACCGTCCAAAGGAGACCGTATTAATGAAGGCGTCATGAAAGAGCTTACCGGAGGTGACCCTATTCAAGGTAGAGCATTGTTTAAAGACGTCGTTACCTTTATTCCTCAATTTAAATTAGTGGTCACCACCAATGTGTTATTTGATATTAAAAGCAATGACGATGGTACCTGGCGCAGAATACGCGTATGTGACTTTAAATCCAAGTTTTTGGATACACCGTATCACGATGAATTGCATTTTCCAAAAGAACAATATCCGTTTCAATTCAAATTAGATAAAAAGTTAAATGAATGTTTTGATACATGGGCCCCTATATTTGCAACGTTGCTTGTAGACATTGCATTTCGTACCAAAGGCAACGTACAAGATTGTGCCATTGTAATGACCAGTAGCAATGAATATCGTGAAGGACAAGATTATTTGGCAGAATTTGCAAAAGACAAAATTTCCAGAAGTAATGGTAATAGAATACAAAAACAAGAATTAAATGAAACGTTTCGTGAATGGTATAAAATTAATTATGGTAATGGAGCTACCCCTCACGGCAAAGAACTTCACGAATATATGGATAGACGATATGGCAGATATCGTCCAGGCGGTTGGTGTGATGTAAAAATTATATACGATGAAAAGGATTTAATTGAGACGAGCGAACCCTAATATAATTATATTAATATGAGTTTAAATACAACCTATTTTTTTATGCATATGGAAGGTGAAACGATTGGAATTGATTTAGGAACAACTTACTCGTGCGTAGGCGTATGGCAAAACGATAGAGTGGAAATCATTGCAAACGACCAAGGAAATCGCACGACGCCGTCGTATGTTGCGTTTACTGAAACGGAACGCCTCATTGGAGATGCTGCTAAAAATCAGGTCTCTATGAATCCAACCAATACCATTTTTGATGCAAAACGATTGATCGGACGCACTATGAATGATATGAGTGTATTACAAGATATGAAACATTGGCCGTTTCAAGTTGTACCTGGTAAAACCAATCAACCTACCATACAAGTGACTTATAAACATGAAGTCAAAGTATTTTCTCCCGAAGAGATTTCTTCTTTGATTTTAATTAAAATGAAAGAAATCGCAGAAGCATATCTAGGAAAAGAAGTCAAACACGCGGTTATAACCGTACCAGCTTATTTTACAGATAGTCAAAGACAATCCACAAAAGATGCAGGTATCATTGCGGGATTGAACGTGCTTCGTATTATCAACGAACCCACTGCGGCGGCATTGGCCTATGGATTGGATAAAAAGGGAGAACAAAATGTCCTGATTTTTGATTTAGGAGGAGGTACATTTGACGTGAGTGTATTATCTATAGATGAAGGTATGTTTGAGGTAAAGGCCACGGCAGGAGATACTCATTTAGGAGGTGAAGATTTTGATAACCGTATGGTTGATTTCTGTATTCAAGATATAAAACGTACTTACAAAAAGGACCTAGACCATAATCCGCGCGCATTACGACGTCTTAGAACCGCGTGTGAACGAGCGAAACGTACATTGTCTTCTTCTGTAATTGCAACCATTGAAATAGATTCGTTGATAGACGGATTGGATTACACTACAACCATTAGTCGTGCAAAATTTGAAGATATGAATATGGATTATTTCCGTAAATGTATGGAACCGGTTGAAAAAGTCATTCGTGATAGCAAATTGTCTAAATCGCAAATAGACGAAGTTGTATTGGTAGGTGGTTCAACGCGTATTCCAAAAGTTCAACAATTATTGTCGGATTTTTTTGGTGGAAAGGAATTATGCCGTAGTATAAATCCAGACGAAGCCGTTGCTTATGGAGCGACCGTTCAAGCCGCAATTTTAAGTGGTCATCAAAACTCGGAAGCATTGAAAGATTTATTATTGATTGATGTTACACCATTGTCGTTAGGATTGGAAACTTCGGGTGGCATCATGACCAATATAATTCATCGTAATACAACTGTACCGGTTAAAAAAACACAAGTGTTTTCAACGTATCAAGACAATCAACCCGGTGTAAATATTCAAGTCTTTGAAGGAGAACGCGCTAAAACGAAAGATAATAATAAATTGGGTGAATTCGTATTGGAAGGTATTCCACTCATGCCTAGAGGACAACCACAGATAGAGGTATCGTTTGAAGTGGACGCAAACGGAATTCTTAAAGTCAGTGCCAAAGAGACTACGACTGGAAAAGAAATGCAAATTGAAATAAAAAATGACAAGGGTCGTTTGACGGACAAAGAAATTGAGAGAATGGTTCAAGAGGCCGAGAAATATAAAACGGAAGATTCTGAATTTAAATTAAACTTAATTTCAAAACAGGAATATGAACAAAGTTTGTTTCAAATGAAAACCTCCATTGAATCTTCTTCTACACCAAACAAAGAGAACGACATGACTATAATACAAGAACATATGGAATGGTTGAACACGCATCCAGAAGAGAATGCCTCGGTCTATAAAGAGAGACAAACACAACTACAGTCACGGATAAAGAATACAATGCATTCCGTTATTCCTGAAGAAACCGAAGATACGTCCATCACGGATATTGATTAAGACAATCCTTTGAAAAAAAGGTTAATATTTTGTCTATATGTTCGTGATTCTCATATACAAACCATTTTTTATTATAACTATCCCAACTACCTCCTAAACCTTTTAATTCCTCCTTTCGGACAAAAGGAACTATTAAATATATTTTTGTTTTACTGGATGTAGTCGTACAATTCTCTAAACCAACTGCTAAATTTGCTAATTTATCTGCATGGTCATTACCAACCGAATGAATATCTGTATTATGGGTATGTGCTTTTATATGTCTAAATTGATATTTAATTTATCCTTATACATTTCATACGCAGTTTTAACCAACTCTTTATTTGGTATATCTACATTCCATTTCTTCTTATGACATTTTTCACCATAAGAAGAAACACATCTTAAGGCATATTCAGAATCACTTACAATTAATATTTTTTTACCATGTAGAATATCATTTTCTATACTATAATAAACCTCAAGAATAGCAGTCAATTCTGCTATATTGTTTGTTTGTTTTCCTTCTATTTTTTTTGAAACATTACGAGGATCGTTTATACCGAAAAATATACCTATTCCTGCAACGGCATCGTCTTTTCCATTCCTAGAACAAGCGCCATCGGTATAAACACAATAATCCGGAATAAAAACAACCGCGTCTTCGGTTTGTTTGGATTGAACCGTATCAAAAAACGAGGTTAGTTTATTCTGTTTTTTGTTCGCAACAGCATTATGTGGCATTGTAGGATTATAAGTACCTCTTTATATTTATTTAAAATAAATATAAAATTGACGTTTATATAAAAAGGTCTAAAGAATAGGATTTATCTTCGTCCAAACGAGCGATTACGACGTTTAGATTTATATTTAGACATATTTTGAGACATATTTTTACCAACCATTCGTTGTAAACCAATCATTCCAAAAGGAACAGACGCTTGGGCTAGGACGTCCATCGCGCCTCCTCTCTTACGTTTCGTTTTTCGTTTACGACCACCCGACAATTTACTCATATAATCTGATAACGAGGATGCGCCTCCTTTACGTCGTTTTCGGCGGTATCCGCCTGAGGTTGTAGAGGGAGTTCCTGATAACCCAATTTTATTACTTAAATCTGTCAAATACGAAGTCATACTATATACTATATAAAGATAATAATTTTAGAGAAGTTAATTTTTACGCAATAATAATATGAATATTCCTAGATGCAAAATAAAACTGATCACTACTACTATAAGGGAAATATAAATATATGGATAGATGTCTATCAATATGATATCTATCAATGGTTTCATTACGTTTTTTAATTCTGTACGAACATCCTCTCGTTTCAATACATCTATACATGACTTTGTAAATCTATTTTCCATACCTTCTAAATCTAAACAAATATTTATGTAATACTTTAATTATTTTTATAGGAAGAACCATTAAATGGCTACATATAAAGTGAATTCGGTATTTCCATTCCATGCACTAAATTTAAATCCTCCTTATTTACACAACGAACGATATTTATTCAAATTACATATTAACCATGCACCGGTGTACGTACAATTTCCAATCGCATTTAGCACACAAGGCGTTCGTATTATAAAACAAAAACCTTTTTTAGATTTAAAATACGACATAACGAACATGACGACTATACAACCGTGGATGGACCTTCTACAATCTAAATGTATTGAGTTAATCCATGCGCAAAATATACATTTTTTCTCTAAAGAACTATCCCAAACCGATTTAACGAGGTTGATGACACCGATGGCACGTCCTTATACCGAGGACTATAATCTTATACGAGTTTCGTTGGACATGACACATACCGGCGATTTATCCTGTGTAATATACGATGAACATAAGAATATAATTCAAGATTATCATACCATTACGAGTGAGCATTCCTTTATTCCCTTATTGTTACTAGAAGGGGTCACCATAACGCCTACTAGTTGTACCATAAATATTAAGGTAATCCAATTGATGGTATATGAACCCGTTTCTAAAGATATCGTATGTTTAATAGACACGAATGATCCTATACTACCGGATAGTATAAATACAGACGACCCCTTTAGTGAGAGTGAAGACAGTTCCGTAGAAGATGACCAAAATATATTAAATGAAGTATCTCTTCATATTTCCGACCCTAACGTTATGGTATTAAAGAAAGCAACGGATGTATATTATGAACGGTATAAAGAAGCACTTATAGTTGCACGTAAATTAAAAAAAGATGCAATGGATGCACATCTGAACGCAATCCAGATTAAGACCTCCTATGAATTGGAAGATATAGAATTATCCGACCATGAACATTAAAATGTAATTGTGAATTTTTTTCTCGTATCCTTATAATATGGTAGCTTATGCAAAAGACACCCCAGTAAAAGTGAATTTAAAGTATGTCTTTGGTTTGCTTGCGCTTCTAGTGATTGGGTTTCTTATCCTATCCGTTTTAAGTACTAAATCCGGCATGTCGTCTGGTATAAGAACAACCTCTAATCAAGGAAGTTCTTCTTCTTCTGGAGGTTCAAGTGTAGCTCAACCCGCTGCACCCATGGGACAGAATGAACAATATCAAACCGTGACCGGAATACAAGGAACTACCAAAGGATTACCTTCTAGTTGTAACTCTCAACCTTTATTGAATGCCGATCAACTTCTTCCTAAAGACAATAATACTCAATTCCAACAATTAAATCCGCAAGGAGGCGGACCTTTAGAAAATATATCTTTGTTACAAGCGGGATATCATAATGGTATTGATACCATCGGTTCTTCGTTAAGAAACTCCAATTTACAAGTTCGGTCTGAACCTCCCAATCCAACCAGTAAAGTAAGTCCATGGATGAACTCTACCATTGAACCGGACCTTATGCGAACTCCATTAGAACTTGGTTGTGGAACGCAGTAATTAAAAATATCACGATTATATTATGAAATATCTTAATTATTTGATTATAGGAATGATACTTATTTCAATGCTTAAGATATATTCAGACTCGGATTACTTTAATTTAAAATGTATCATATCGGAGGTAGATCATAAAACCTATTGCGTAAGAGACCGTAATAAAATTTCATTGGCCGCGGATAAATTGGCAATTACAACACAACATATGATTACACTTGTAAATACGTGTTATGAAAAATATCCCGACCGTGAAAATATACAACGATTGAAAAAAGGATTTAATCCGGTTAAAATACAAGAAACCTTGCCTACAAGCGAACATACTGCTTACAGTGAGAATAAAGGCGAAAAAATCGCCATTTGTTTAAATGAATCTAAATACGACAATGATGATTTAATTGACAATAATACCTTAATGTTTGTTGCCATACACGAACTGGCTCATGTTGCGTCCATTAGTATTGGTCACACGGACGAATTTTGGAATAATTTCAAGTTTTTATTACAAGAAGCTGAAAAAATAAATATTTATAAACCAAAAGATTATAAAAAAGAACCTAAACAATATTGTGGCATGACCATTACAGATAATCCTTATTATGATTTTTAACATAATTCAAGTGAATACAGGATAAAGTCAAACATCATACGTGTTACAGATTACTAGATACTAAAACTAAAAATATGTCGTGTTTAACGATATAATAATATAAATATATTATATGGCTAAAAAACTTGCATCCTTCGGTGCGATCCATACAAACACTTCTGCTTCACGGAGAAATAATCGTATTGATGGGGCAGTTGGACAACTCGGTATTAATTTAAATACGACTAAGAATGATTTAAATACGGTTAAGAATGATTTAAATACGACTAAGAATGATTTAAATACGACTAAGAATGATTTAAATACGGTTAAGAATGATTTAAATACACATTTTGCGAGCGGCGCTACTGGTGATACCGGTGCTACTGGCGCTACAGGTGCTGATGGTATTCAAGGTGTGACTGGTGCTACTGGTGCAACGGGCGCTACAGGTGCTGATGGTATTCAAGGTGTGACTGGTGCTACTGGTGCAACGGGCGCTACAGGAGCTCATGGTATTCAAGGTGCTACAGGTGCTACAGGTGCAACGGGCGCTACAGGAGCTGATGGTATTCAAGGTGCTACAGGTGCTACAGGTGCAACGGGCGCTACAGGAGCTGATGGTATTCAAGGTGCTACAGGTGCT